CGGGAGCTTCCGGCACATGGAGCGTGCCGCGCTCATCCAATGTAATGATATGTCTTTCCATACATTTGTTGTTATTTTATTCAATTTCAATTCGTTTCCGCTTCTTTCCGGCTGTTGCGCCGTTCCATCAGTTGGTCCATATCCTTGGATATTTTCCCGTCCGTCACCTGCGCATAGACCTGTGTGCTGTTGATGTTGGCGTGTCCCATCATCTTTGCCGCGCTCTCTATCGAAATGCCTTCCGAGAGCAACAGGGTCCCGAAGGTATGACGTGCGCAGTGATGGGAGAGATTCTGCTCAATGCCCATCATGACGCCCAAGGCGTGTACCTCGAACCAGTGTATATCACGGATGGGCAGCGGGAACACCGGACGTGAATAGTCTTCCGTGTTGTAGAGCGACAATATCCGCTGCGCTACCGGATGCAGCGGGATGAACGCCTCCACATTCGTCTTCTCACGCTGCTTGCGGATATAGGGCCTTCCTTCCGCCGTCTTACCGATATGGCACGGATAGAGGTTGCGCAGGTCTGCGTAGGCCAGTCCCGTGAACGAGCTGAAGATGAACATGCGCCGGGCAAGCTCCACTTTTTCGTCCTCCATCGGCGTGGCCATGATGCGCCGCAGTTCGCCGCGGCTGATGTGCCGCATCTTGGGTGGGTCCTTCTTCTCGTAGGGCACATCCTCCAGCGGATTGCACCTCAGTACCCCTTCGTCCACCGCAATATAGATAAGGCGGTTCAGCCAGCACAGGCAATGGTTCACGTGCGTCGTCGCATAGCCCAGATCTTTTTTCAGGAAGAGCTTGAACGAGTGTCCGAACTCCTCCGTGATGTCGGCAAAGGCGATGTCCTCCATGCCTCTGGACTGGAGGAACTGTTGCAGGTTAAGCTGTGTGGTCTTCGACTGCCGGTAGGTGGAGGTGGAGTGTATTTCCTCCGAACGTATTTTGAGACGTTCCCTTTCCGCCTCGCCGCCTTGGAGCAGGGTCTGCGGGATTCTCGCCACTCCCGTTACGGCGTTCTTCAGCAGTTCCGCGCTGACCGCTCCCTGCTCTTTGAGCAGGCGGT